CTTGATAATCGCAATGGTGTTCTCGAGCTCCTCGACGCGGTCCTTCAAGACTTTGTTCATGCCGCTGAGGCCTTGGCTCAGTTCTTCAAGAACCTTGTAGGCATTCGTCGGACGCAGCTCGATGCCGCGGGCGTCGCGGACCATGTCGGCGAGGGTAATTGCGCAGTCGGCACAGATGTACAGACGGCGGTTGGCCGACGGGTTTGGGTCGTCTGGCGCGTTCTGCCAGTCGAGGTCGTACCCCGTGTCGATGGCTGGCAGGTTGCTGCTGTTGCATAATGTGCAGCACCCCGGCAGATAGTTGTAATGGTTAACGACAAGCATCAGTTACCTCCAGACGTTCCGACGTTTGCCTTGACGATCAAGCTTTTCCATGAATTTCTGCACGCGGCCCTCAGCCCCTGGTTCGTACTTTTTCTTGTCCCGCTTCGACAGTTCGTATGGTCTACACCCTAACAGGTAGCGCAAGGCGTCGACAGCATGGTCTTCGTCGCGGCTATCAAGGTCTTCGGGATTTAACTGGTCGTGGCGCATCAACGGAATAGTGCGCACAAGATTTTGGCACGAATTGAAAATCTGAAGCCGAACCTTGCCGTCAACTGGGTGGGGCATCATGTACCGACGCATATTTTGCCAGCCACCAATACGGGCGTTTTTAGCTCTAATTACAACGACTCCCTGAGCGTTGTATTGGGCCGCCACCGTGGTGCCGAGGCCTGCAACGTTGGAGAAAGTTGACGGGTCAATGACTGTGATCGAGATGTTTTCACCTTTACCGTGTTCATCGACACTCATCGACTTCACAAGACGCGCCTGATTGGCGGTTGTCAAGTTTTTCTGGTACGCCTCGCGGTAGACGTACATGGTGCCATCCGACGGGTCCAGGGCACCCCAGAGACAGCAAAACGGGTTAGCTGTACCGAAGTCAATGGCTCTAAACCTTTGCCACGTTTGTGGTATTGCAAACGGCTCAATAACATGCATTTGGCGGTTAAATTCGCCAAAATACTGGCCCGAGAACGTATCCCAGTCGCCAAGCAATTTTTGCCGACGTTCGACCTCTGGCAGCATTGAAAGGTGCTTTTTGTACGTTGGGTCGATAAATGGGTTGTCGATCACTGTTGACGGGACAAATGCCACGATCAGGTGTTTGTTAGGGTCGTGGTCAATTTTAACTTTTTCAAGTTCGGCCAAATCATCCGGCAATGGCACAATGTCCACAATGTCTGGGTTTTCGAAGCCATCATTGACGTCATACACCACGGCGTTCTTGCCGTAGTGGGTTGGCGTAACCAGCATTGAATACAAGAACTGGTGGCCTTTATCGCCTGGGTTGGTAGCGAACATGACGTGGGTGCGCACGCCCGCGGCGGCCATTTTACGGCTAGTGCGGAGGCGGCCCGAGATCATAAGCATTTGGTACGGCGAGAACTGCGTTGCCTCGTCGAAGGCTACAAAGTCGTATTCAGCCGACATGAACTGGCCGACGTCCTCGTCGCGGGCGCAATACCCGTATTCAATGATCGACCCGTTCTCGTACCACCAGGCCTTCATGTTGTCGACCGACCGCAATTGGGCCTTGGCTTTAAGCTGCGCGTAGCGCACCTGGGTGCGAATAATCAGCGACCGACGCAGTTCGGGCAGGCTGGTACGGATCAACAGGCTGCGATGGCCGGGGTAGCGCATCGAAAGATTGTGGGCGTGGTAGGTGATGAGTTCCGACTTCCCACCACCCGCCGCACCCCCATAGAGGAGCCAGTCCACCTTGTCAAGCAAGATGTTTGCCCTCAACTGCCGGTCGTTGCCGACAAGCGACCAGGCTGACAGGTCTTCTTCTAAAAGTTGTAAGTATTCGTCTTGTTCGGCCGCGGTTAGCGACGCAAACTCCTCATCCGTCAGCAGAAGGGTCTTGTCGACCGTAATGCTCATCCGGCGTCGCCAGCAATAGCACGAAGGCCGCCCTCCACGCGACGCTTCGCCTCAAGCTTTAACTCCTCAAAACGGTTCTTCCGCTGGTCGGGGCTTTCGGACTCTTGGCTTGACGAGATCGTCGTAGGCTCGCCCATCTCTAAGCGGAAGATGTCGTGCCAAACCTTGCCGATCTTCGTGGCCTCTTCAGCGGTCTTGATCTCCCATTCGCCGCCCAAGACCCGCAGGCCGTGGTCGGCAATGATCGAGAGAGCAATTGCCGGCAATTGGTCGCGGTCAACCTCGGAAGCGACCTTTGTCAGGCCCAATTTGGCAATTTGGTCCTGCCGACGACGGTATTCGTCAGCGTTCTCAAGGCGGGCGATCTTCTGATCTTCGCGGTTCTTGGCTTGGGTCTTTTGGGACTTTTCGCGGTCTTCTTTGGTGAATTTGTACGAAGCGACCACTTCTGCCACCGGCACCGGCTCAAGAACGGGTTTTTCTTTCTTAGTTGCCATCACTCCTCCGACTTATGTGTTGTGCTTATTGTGCCATTGAGGGCATGAAATTTCCATACCTGCATTGCAAGCTCAACGACGCCCTGCACCGCCGCATTTTCCTGTGGCGTAATGACACCAGCCTCGACGCCTTCGCGCGCAAGGTTGCCAACGTACGATGCGCCCATAAACAACGCCGCCGCGGTCCGTGGCTGAATCGGATCTTCCCAACCAGCCATGATAAGTGCGGCCACTGCCTGTGCAGTCAGAGATGACGCACCCAACGTAGGTGTCAGTTCCATAACCAGACGGGTCTGCTTCGGAATGTCTGTCTTTTCCAACTTTAGTGGTTTCCTTCCTAGAGCCGAGTGTTCCGGATCAGGCCGATTTTGATTTCTAAATCCCCGAACGACGGCCTTTTGCCGCCATGCAGGCGTGGGTAGGTTGATCTTGGGGTCGCGTAGGGGGACGACCACAGGTTCTGTTCGTCCTTCGCGGATTTTTTGCCGTTCACGCGGGCTTTTACCCCCAAACATCCCAAACCGGTCATTATCCGGGTCTTGAGCCATAGCCTCGGCAAGGCATTCTTCGCGTACGTCGCACTTATTGCAGTAAGAACGAGCGACAGCGAAGTAATCACGACCCTGCGGCCTCTCTGGGAACCAAATGTTCGCATCAAGGCCGCGACAGACCGCCCTAAGCCACCAGAAACCATGCTCAGAAGGGGTCTTCGGGGTCATTCGAATTGTAATTCCCCGAGGTTGGGGCTTTTGTGCCCTTGTCAATGGTGACTATGGCGAAACGGAGGTTGGCCGCGACGTCGTCGGCGACCAATTCGGTCGAGTAACCGGTGGTCCCGTCCTTCTTTTCGTACTTCCGGCGACGGAACTTGCCAATGACGACGACTCGAGCCCCCTTAAACAGGCTTGCTGCGCAGTTTTCGGCCAGTTCGCCGAAGCAGGAGACGTCCATCCAGATGGGTTCGTCGGCATTTTTCCCATTTGACACGCCGATAGTAAACGTGCAGATGGGCAGACTGTTGTTGGTGTAGCGCAACTCGGGCTCTTTGGCCAGGTTGCCGATCATGGTCATGTGGTTCATTGGACTATCTCCCATACGGTGGTGGTTCTTTTGTGTGGTGTCAAGGCTTTCACCCCGGAATCGCGAAGCATTCCGAGATCAACGAGCTCTTTACGCCGCGACCGGCAACCCGAGGGGCTCAACTTAAGACGCAGTTCGGCCACCAGGTTGACAAGTTCGTCGTCGGTCATCTGGCTCCGCACACGGAAGGCGGCCATGACGATCTTTTGGCCTTTGGTGAGATCGACGGATGCCGCCGCCTGAAAGCTTGTAGCCGGATCTGACCAGCGGGTCATCTGCTTAGGGCCCTTGTAGTACCGGCTGCCCCCCTCAGGCCAGAGCATCATCTGGTTACTCATCGCTCGACCCCGTGTACTTGAGGTTTAGCTGGTCTTCGTATGCGCTTTCGTCGCGGCCAGTCAGCAGATCGACAAGGTCTTGTGCTGCGCCGTAGGCGTCGTAGAGCGCGTGGTGAGGTGCTTGCGATCTGTTTTGCCACCCGTTCAAGCCCCATGACTCACCCCGCTGCTGGCCGTAAGCCATCGAGCGGATGCACAGCGTGCGGTAGTCAAACGGGTTCTTCTCGCCGGAATCGCGCAGCAGCCGGTCAACAAACGGTAAGTCGAAGCTGGCGGGGCTGGCCGCGAAGATCGGTTTGGTGGTGAGGTGCGCGGTCATCCCTGCAACAAAGTCGCAGAACAGCGATCCGACCTCGTTGTAGCGCAAGCGCGCCCTGGGTTCGCGCCATGCGGCCTTCTGTACGTCGATGGGCTGACGCAGCCACCACGATAGGGTCGACTGGGGTTCCATGATCGTGTGCAACCAGCGGGTGGTGGTAATCCACTCCTCCTGGTCGATGGGTTCGTAGAAGTAGTTGCCCTCGATGATTGCGTATTGGCCGTCGTAGGTGACAGCAACGCACCCGAGGGTAAAGATGGCGTCTTCCATCGGATCGACGCCGGATGTTTCGACGTCGGTCACGAAGAAGGTTTGGGGACTATTCATGGTCATTGGCTTGTGCCTCCTGCTTATTGTTCCACGGGGAACATTCAGCTTGAAGACGACCGAAGTGGGCCCAGACGTTCACTTGTTCCTCGACGGCGATCTCGAGGTCGGAACGTAGCCTGTAACGAATTTCTTCGAGCATTTCGACTCCCCTGTGCGCTTGGTTCGACATTACTCGCTAACCTTCTTGTCGTCAAGCATTTCTTGGAACTGAAGCTCGAAGATGCCTAGCATGTCCGGCCGCTCACGACGCACCCATTCCAAAGCTTTCTGCCGGATGAAGTTGTTACGCGCCGCAGATCGTCGTGATGCTTGGCGGCCGTTCTCCGTGGACCGGTACTTCTGCCCATAGAGCCTTGAAGCTTCTTTGCATCGATCGCACCGACAACCTTGGCCCGCATAGCCGTAAAGGGTGCCGTGGGAAATAGTTGGGTCTACTTGCACAATGTCCTCCTGTGTACTACTGTAACATATGTCGAGTAACAGCCGACACCCACGCGCAAAGAGCCCCGGTCTGCCGCAAGATCGGGGCTCTTGTCATTTGTCAACAAAGGTCGTTGACACCTTTGAGTCTCAGATGTATCCTGCGTCTCGTCCACCCCAGCAGCCAGCTGGGAAGGCGCGTCAAATAGGGTTTCTCGGCACCAACAGACAGTCCGAGAACCTGGCTGTTACTGAATCTGTTGCGGCACCCACCCGGGAATGACAGGCGAGACATCCTGTGAGCCAAGCACAACAGAGGTGGCCCACGGGAGTGATCCGGGCTCTGGCAGCCAGGTAGGTGTGAATTGACGCTGCACGGACAAGGCTTTCTGGTAGTGACGCCGAATCTGACGGGTTGAGCCTTAATCAACTTGGGGGGGAAGGGGCGCGGTCTGCCCGTGCAACGAAGTGAGGCGCAAGCACAAGGAACGAAGTGCGCAGCGCAACCCAACTGAGCGGCAGCGAAGGCGGGAGAAACACCAACTCGAGACAATGTGGTGGCCCCGGCGCAGAACGAACCGCGACAAGTGACGCTGTGGATAACATCGAGACTTTCCCACAGGACGCTGTGGACAACGGTAACAGCCGGAACCCAGACAACCACCCCCTCAGGGCACCCCAAACGTACGGGGATGGGAACTACACAATACCCCACGGGGTCCCCCCACGGGGCCGGGGGGGGTGCGTGCGCGGGCGGGTGCGGGCTTGGGCACTCGCGGTCGTGGGGGCCGAGGCCACTTCGGTCGGCGGGTGGCGGCGTCGCCGGTGAGCGGGGCCGGTCGAAGGCGGTCGGCAGCGGGTCGAGCGGGGCCGGTCGAGCGGGGCCGGGTGTGGGCGAGTGTGCCGCGCGACGTGTCCCCACACCGTGAGCGCGACCGCATAGCCCGCTACCTTCCCCGCTGGTGCACGCGCGTCGAGTGTCGGCAGAGTCCGGCGAAGGCCTGCGGGTCGTCGGCCTGGTGGCCTTGTGGCGCGTCGGCCGTGGTCTTTCTCGCGGGTGCGAAAGGCCCGCCGCGCTCGGTGGTGGTCGAGCGTCGGCGGGCCTTGTGGCGCGTGGGGTGTCGGGTTAGTCGGGTGGGTTGGTCGAGTGCGCGAAGGTGAAAAGAGCCGACTGAGCCGCGGTGTGCAGGTCGTTCATAGCGAAGTAGTCCACATCACCGGCAAGGCCTTCCGCGTCGAAGTGGCCCCGGCTCATCTCGTCGAGCGCGCCGACGCAGTACCGGGCCACGTCGGCGAGTGCCTCGGCGTAGTCGAGCGCGGCCTTGGCGAGAATGTCGGCGGTGTCGTGGTCGTCGTCGTAACGCTCGGCAACGGCTGCGGCGATCTCGTCGGCGTACAGGCCGACCACTTCGGCGAAGGCCTGCGGGTCGAGCGGCGGCGGCGCGGCCTTCCAGCGCGGCGGCTTCACTTGGTCACCTTCTTCGCGGTGCGGCGGCCCTTGCGCGCGTCGCTCGTCGTCACCGACTCGGCCCACGCGGCGAGCGCGTCAAACTCGCGCGGCAACCGGTGGGCGAGCAGCCCCGCGTCCACGGTGCGCGCCACGGCTGCGGCGTGCGGAATCTCGATCACTTCGCCCGCGGGGCGCAGGACGCTTTTCACGTCGCCGACGGTGAGCGCGCGGTCGTCCTCGCGGATTACCGCCACATGTTGGCGCGACTCGGCCGCGGCGTTGTCGGCGGTCGTCGAGCGACGCAGGGCCAGATAGCAGGGCCGCACTACTTCGACGGACTCGGGCGCGGTGAAGCCGACGGCGGCGAGTGTTGCGCGCGTCGGTGTCGCGTCCCGTAGGTCCGTGATCACAACGTCGAAGCGGTGGCGGCGCGGGCCGTCAGACAGACCCACCAGGCCGGCTAGGCCTTGCGGGTCGAGATCGCCGAGGCGGGAAGCGTCAAACACTTGAAGCCCTTGCTTCACTTCGACGCTTAGGCGGTCGTCGCCTGTCGCGACTCCGTAGACCGCGAGCGTGTCGTCGTCGTTCGTCGCGAGCGCGACGCGCCGGCCGGTGGCTTCGACCGCGAGCGCAAGCGCGCACGCGGTAACCGTGGCCCCCTGTCCGGCCTTGTGGCTTCGTACGGTGATGACTTTCATTGGGTGACCCTTTCGCTAGTGGCGCGCCGAAGTGCGTCGCCAGGTCTGATGATACACGCGAAGGGCGAGGCCGTGAGACATTGAGCGCGGCGCGGTGTCCAGGCAAAAGAAAAGACCCGCGCCGTGGCGCGGGTCTTCTCTCGGGTGTCGCGGGCTCGCGTCAGGAGTTCAGCATGGCCCAGACTTCCGCGCAGGCTTCCGCGAGCGGGCCGGTTGCTTCTCCGTTGTCGTCCACGTCCTCGGTCGAGTCCTCGAAGGCGAGACGCGAGTACACGCCCGCGTTAGAGACGTAGACGCATAGACGCACGCGGCGGCGGGCGGGGCTCTCACTCGGCGCGCCGTCGAGATCGCCTGTCGCGGGGTTGACCGGCGCGGCCCACCCCCATGTGACGAGCGCGAAGCCGCTGAGATCGCTCACGCCCGACAGTAGGTGGAATGTGTCGTCGAGAAGGTCGTAGATGTCCTGGCCCGTGCCGACGCGCTCGACCTGCGTGCCGTGAAGGCCGTGAATCTCGCCGCCCCCGTAGGCCCAGACTTCGGCGGAAGTTGGCGACCGCCACTCTAGGTCGGGCCAAGTTCGCGCCATCGTGAGAAGATCGAGGGCCGCGGCCCCCGTAAGTGTTGTTTTTTCCTTCATTGGTGACCCTTTCGGTAGATGACCCGCCGCCCGTTGCGGCGTGTCACCTTCGACAGTAGCAGAAAACACGCCCCAAGTGTGACCACGAGCGAAAGCACCAAGATCGGCGGCGAAGTTGTCTCGGCGGGTCGAGCGTCGAAGTACCGCGCGCCGGTCTCGACCGCGACCACGGCGGCAACTTCGCAGGCTTGCGCCTCGCCCAAGAATGTCCCGCACGCGGGGCTAATCGTGTCTGTCATGTGTGACCCTTTCGGTAGTGGTCGGCCGTTGTGGCCGACGGGGACAAAATACGCCGCGAAGCGGCCTCGGCGGGGGATACCGCCCAAAAGCGGCCCCCACGTTGCGCGGAGACCGACGCAGACAGGGGGGGACGGGTGAAGGGTGCGGGCTACTCGGGGCCGCGGCGGGTGATCGTGTGGCGGGGCAAGTGCGGGCCACGCCCCAGCGGGTGCGCAGCACACTCGACGCCGCCGCCCTCGACGCCGCCGCCCTCGACGCCGCCGCCCTCGACGGCCCACACGCCGCCGCCCGCGGCGTAGACCACCCGCCCGCACCACACACACGGGGTAGGCGGCGGGGTCACGCCCGCACCGCCCGCCGCACTTCAAGCCGTTGAAAAGTCTCGGCACTACCCGCGCCACCGTGGCGGAGGAAAACCACGTCGCGCACCGCACCCGCAGGAAGGCACGCCCCACACGCCGCACACGCGCCAGCGACGTGACCCCGCACAAGTGAAGCGCGGCGGCCATCGAGGCCGGAGACATACGACGGGCCAAGGCCATCACCGGCCCACACGCCGCCCGCGGGGCACGTCACGCGGCCCCACACTTCGCCGCGCATCTCCTCGACACGGACACGCAGCTCGACCGCCTCGGCCGAGTTGGCCGCGAGGTAGGCGACGGGCAAGCCGTAGCGCGCTGCGGCCTTGCCGTGGGTGGCGACGTTTTCGGGGTCAACACTCACAAACCAGCGCGCATTTTTGGGAAGGCCCGACCGGCCGAGCAAGTTCGGAAGGTACTTGACCGACCGCGTATAGCCCCAAAAGGCCACCGACGGGCGCGCCCGCTGTACGTCACGCACCGCCGCGGCCAGCCACGGGGCGAAGATGTCGCCCGAGGAGAACCAGCGAAAGGAAGGCACACGCACGCCCGCGGCAGTCTGAAGCGCGGCCGACCGATCAACCAACGCGCCTAACGCCTCGGTGAGGTACTTTCCACCGGCCACACGCAACCCGCGCACCGTGTCGAGGTTGCGCGCGATCACGCGCCCGAAGTCATCGAAGGGGCCAACCTCAAGCCGCACCGCGTAGCACGCTCGGCACGCCGTCGGCGACAGTTGCGGGCAAGTACCGCCACCCTCGACGGGGCCAGCGGGAAGGGCGAAGGCGTTGGGAACGACACTTACCGGCCGCCGGTCATCTCTCCAAAAGGCTAGGGGGCCGGTCTTTGCGTCGGCGTGTAGTTGTAACGGGCCTGCCACCGTGTTGATCCGTAGCCTTATGGGCCGGTCAGATAGTGGCGAGGTGGGCAGATAGGCGCGACTCATTCCGCACCCCGTTCCTCTTCTGGTTCCGATGAAACAAAATCGGCGGGTGAAACCGTCCCCCAGTTATTTATCCAGTCTGACCAGGCCAAATCGTGTGCCTGCTGTTGGTCGTCCGCCTCAACTTCAAGTGTGTATTCAAACGTCACGTAATAGTTTTTCACGATGGACCCCTTTGGTATCCGTCGCCGCGTCGGCGAGGTGGTTCTACAATACCACACAACCCCCGGCGCGTGGTGTATCGTGCGCCGCTATGCCTAACCCCTTTGACGTAATGCGCGAAGCACTCGCCGAACTTCAGCGCGTGGCCCCGCCCGTTGGCGGCGGCGTGTACGAAGTTGAGAACCTCGGCGCGGGCTTGTACCGGCTCGCGGTGCGTCGCGGGGTCGAGCTCGAAGCGTTGCCCGTCGTTGCGCGACCGGCGCGCATGGCCCGCACGCTGCGCACCCTCGCCGCGACCGCCTAACATGGCTGCATGAAGTTTGAGATCAGACAGCCAGCGCGCGCCAACACACGCCGCAAGCAACCCCCGCACCTCGAAGACTTCGTTGCCTTCCTCGACGCGAACCCCAACACCTGGGCCGCGTTCCACACCTACACGTCACGCAACGGGGCCAACAGCTGCCGACGTCGAGCTCGGGGACTCTACACACACCTGGGCTACGAGTTCGTTGAGCGCACCGAGTCCAACGGCTTCACCATCTACGGAAGAAAAATCGACCACACACTCGCACGGCTGCTCGCGGGCTGATACACTGCGCTCGCTTCCAAGCACGAAAAGGCCCGAGTCGCGAGTGACCCCGCTGACTCGGGCCTTTCTCATTCACTAAGTTTATGGCGACCGGCTGCCCCGTCCTCCATGTGGGGCGGCCGGTCACGCCGTTCAAAGGCGTTGATTTGTTCCGCTATCCATTGCGCGACCGGGGATGCAACACCGTTGCCGCACATTTTGTAGCGGGTGGTGTCGCTGTTGGTTTTGCCGTCGGCACGGTTCAGGGTGTGGTTGTCGGGCCATCCCATGAGCCGTTCGCATTCGGTTGGGGTGAGTCTGCGGACAATCACTCGGCCACAACCAGTTTGTTCTCCATAACGTACTGATTCCCTACACCTTTCCAGTCCCGTGTTGCGAGTGTGCCGGTGATTGGGCCGCCGATGAAACTATCAACGTCTCGCTGCCCCCCCGGGTCCCCGCCGTTAGCGCGTAACGTGCCTACACCGTCGGCGTATCCCGCGAAGTTCGGTGACGTGTACGGTACTGCTACTGCCATGCCGTTGCCGTTGCTGCGAATTGTTGGGGATGCTATCGAAGATGGTTGCGCGTCCAGCCCTTGCGCGTGGCTGAACATCACCGTTTCTTCAATGACAAGTTGCCCCGTGTAAGCGTCCTGCCCGTTCAACCCGCCAGGGTGTGCGCCAGGCGACAGCGTTCCTACAACGTCTCGGGTTGTCCGCCCGCCACCTGCTCCAACGCCGTCTGCAACGGTGCCGGGAGCTGTTTCCCGCGACGGTTTGCCCTTCGCAGAATCCCTTCTGCGGCCTTCCCCGACAGCAAATATTTGTCCGCCACCTCGCTCGAGGACTGAAGAATCATAGACAGCGACGACGAACACTCGTCTACGCCTTTGGGGGACTCCGAAGAACTGCGCGTCAAGCACGGACCATTCAAGGTGACAAGCCCCCAGGTTTGCCATTTCTTTGAGGACCGCCTCAAAATCGTCACCGCCTCGGCTGTTGAGTGCCCCGACGACATTCTCCCAGATGGCGTATCGGGGAAAAGTTCCTCCTGTTGCATGCTGCATCTCCCTAATGATTCTCGTTGCTTCAAAAAACAGACCACTGCGTGACCCTTCGAGCCCTGCGCGTTTACCTGCCACCGACAGGTCTTGGCACGGGGAGCCGAACGTGATGACATCGACGGGGGGCAGGTCTGCGCCGTTGACAGTTGAGACGTCACCCCAGCGGGGCACATTGGGCCAGTAGTGGGCGAGTGTCTGCTGGCAGTGGGCATCCCACTCAACCTGAAACCCGCATTCCCAGCCTGCTGCCTCAAGCCCGAGGTCAAACCCGCCGACACCCGCGAACAAACTCCCGAACCTCACCCCGTCACCTCCGTGATCGTTGCGTCAAATACGTCGTCGCGTTCTGGGTAGTAGTAGCGGGTGTTGACCGTGTACTGGGGGCGGTCGCCCCACTTGGGCATCTCGGTAGTAAAGCTCGGGTCGGAGAACAACAGCCGGTTGCCTGGAAGGCTGGCCAGTGCCCCGCAGTCGAGCCACACAAAGTTGAAATGCTTGTGCTGGTCGGGAGTGCGGGCGTAGTGGTCGTTGTAGGGCGCGGCGGTAAACCAGTAGCGGCCCACCTCCCACGTCTTGTTGCCGAGGTAGGCGCGCACCGGCAGTTCGGACAACGCGTCGTACTCATGGGCTGTGAAGTCTTGGCCGTAGCACGACCACACTTGCAGATCCGACAACGCGTGGTAATGGTCAAAGGACTCTGGCCCGTCGTGGTAGCGGTTGGAGAACGCACACACCGGCAAGTGCTGGAAGGTCGAACCGTCTTTCATCATGGCCGACAGCCCCCAAGCCCGCCCCGGCAACGCCGAGAGGCCGTAGATCCAGCACTCAACCCACTCGCCGTGCTTCTTAAAGTTGTGCAGGTATGCGCTGTTCACCCACGCGTACATGGGCTGCGGAATGTCACCAACGTGGGTTGCCATACAGCATCATCCTCAGCCGCTCGACCTCGCTGCGCAGGTGCTTGACCTCGGTCGCAAGGTTGCAGTTGCGTTCCATCAACTTGGCCACGTTTTGCATGATCTCTTCAACAACGTCAGGGTCTTGCATCATGTCGTAGCCGTAAGGCAGGTTGTACTGGATAGTCATTACTTGCTTCTCACTTGGTTGAACTGACTAGCGACTACTTCCCACAGCGTGTCGTTTGACAAGATGTCGTCGAGGCACTGCGGCACTGGCAACTTGTGGGCACGGGCCATTGGCATGGCAACGGCGCGAACGCGGTTCCACGCGCCCCACGTCTTGGCTTCGGCGCGACGCTTCTCGATCACGTCCCTCGACGCAAGCACTTCTCCGTCGATCACCTCCGCGCCGGGGAAGGCCTCCATGACAAGCGCAACGGGGTCCACTGGTGCGGGGTCGAGGTCAAGCGTGACCTTGACCTCCGACTCCGCTGGCTCAGATGGGGAACTGTCGCCAGCGACCACGATAACAGCCTCCTCGAACTCATCGGCGGAGAGAGGGGCTGGGCTCTCGTATTTTACCTCGACAACCGGGGTCACGGTCGGTTTGTCGGTGATGCTCTGAATTTCTTCAGGCGTGTACGAGAGCCCAGCGATTACGTCGGGGAACAGCAACCGACAGAGCTCTGATGTGCAGCGCGCGGCCAGCATGGCCCGCGGGTATTTCGACCAGTTGTCCTTGCCGGTCAGTTTGGCCATCTTGGCGTCTTCGAGAGTCCACCGCACCGTGGCCTCCGCGCCGGTATCTACTCGGATACCTTTCATGGTGCAGGCATTGTTCGTGTTTTCGGTAATGTCGATGCGGTGGCCTGCGCTGGCGACCAGGGCGCGCATCAATTCAGGGCTGGCCGCAGCGCGACCCTCGATGACGTGGATTGAGTTCAATGCCTGCATCGGGCCGAGGCCCAGTTCGCGGCCGTACAGCACGCACGCAAGGACGTGCTCGGGCTTTCCCTGCATTGCCTTTGGCACGAACGGCGTCGCGTTGACGCGTTGGGCCAGTTTCCACGATGACTCGTAAAGTTCGATCTCGTTCATTGTTGCTTCCCTACTTGGTAATACTCAGGGCTTGGCGGCCGTAGTTGGTTTCACAGAAGTTGTCGATAGGAATACCCAGGTCTTTTAGCGCGGTCACACGCCAGCCGAGGCTTGCGGTGAACGGCAGACTGGCCTTGAGTGCTTCGATGAGATCCCACATCCGGTCGTAGTTGACTTCGCCGGTGCGGTCTGGGTCGAGCACCTCGCGCACCATGTACTGGAGCAAGCCTTCAGAGTTCCACCGGCGGGTCGTGCTGCTGCGCTTTTCCAGTAGGCCGACCCCTTCAACTGCTAACTTCTTCCCTGGCATCAGCTCGCACACGTCGTCCTCGATGGCCCGCATAAGCGTGTCAAGGTTGGCCTTGAAGCCACGCAACTGCACCAGACCCGCAGCGAGGGCTTCCCACTGCTTGCTGTCGGCCAGATCGGCGCGATACTTGTCCATCTCGAGCAGCACACGGTCGAACGTGGCGATGATGTCGAGGGTCTGCGCCTGTCGTTCAGGGCTGACCGATACGGTTTCTATTTCCTGTGTCATTGGTTCCTCCATGAGTTTGACGGTATCACATTATTTGTTCCAGCTGCCACTACCCGACGTGCGCCATTGGTGCCACGGGCTGTAACCCTTTGACCTCGAGTAGTCGTACAGTGCCTTCGCAGCGCGCAAGTTAGTGCGGGGGTGTAACAGGTCCTCGGAATGTTTGATGATCCCGAGGTTCCGCAGGTAGGTGACCCACGAGTAGTTGTTCACCTGGCTGAGCCCGAGGTCGATGGACCACACGGTTCCATCTGCGCGCCGGTTGTAGCCTTTCGCCTCAGGGCGGCACCGGCTCTCCCTGAACAGGATTGCATCGAGGGTGACGTAATCGCGACGGGTGAAGCCAACCTCGCGGGCCAGCTTGTACCACTGGGGGCATTGCCATTCCCGCGCCTCGGCGGGTCCAGCGTGCAGGGCGACAGCCGCAAGGGCGGCGATAAGTATGCGTTTCATTCAGAGTCCTTTCGTAGGAGACGCTCGACGGGGAAGTCCCGGAACGCCTTTCGGTAGACGGGGCCGCCGTAGCAGCAGATCGACCCGTCGTTGTTGATCTTCTTGACTACCCATTCTCCAGGTAGGTCGGCCACACGGACGCGTAGCCCAAACTCAATCTCGTTGCTGTTCATCAACGGCCTCCAAGCGTTGCTATGTGGAAGTCCACCTTAGCCTAGGTCAACCCTCTAGGCAACCTTTAGGGTTAGAAGTCGCCCCTGCGCTTAGCCAATTCAGAGTAACGCGCACGGAGTATGGCAGCTTCGTCGGCCAGTCGTTTGGCGGTTACGGCCCCCGGCAATCGTTCGGCAGCGGCCATCGCCCTGCGCTCGCTTGGCGTCATTACCGCAACCAATTTTGACTTTAGGGCGTCAGAGAGGGGCTGATAAGCATCCACTCGTAGCAAATCAACAATGGGGTCAGGGTCGCCTATGCCTTCGTACATACTCGGGGAAATTTCGACCGAACCGACCACGCGGCCTGAAGAAAATGCTTCGTTAGGTCTAGTCACGGGGTCTTTCAAAACATTGGATTCATAACGTATGTCGTTTCGCGGAAAACGCGCAACGTATATTTGGCCGCCTTCGCCAGCTTCGCCAGCATAAGCGCGGGCACGATTCATTAGATCAGCCGAGTTGAAACCACCAGTTGCAGCATCCCAGAACCACGCCACGTTTTCTTCAGGATTATTCACAGACCCGAGTCGAGGCTCAATTTGAGTAAGCCCAGAAACTGGGCTGCCGTGGACACCAAGAACGCCTCGGTACTTTGCCCCGCCACCAGAGGCTGCATACCCTGCCACTTCGCGGTCGAGGGCCTTCTCCATCGCCTCGCGATAGATCGCCTGCTCAGGCACCGGCGTCAGAAAGTCAGCGGCATACAGCGCAGACTCCGCCAAACCTGCTGCGCGCTGGGGCAATGATGCGCCGCTGTTAGGGTCGACCGCCGCAGCAAACCGCTTCGACGGGTCGTAGAACGTCTCCTTCGCCACGCGACCCAACTGCTTCACGGTGCCGACGGGGTCCTTGACAGCATTTACCGCCTGCTCAAAGCCACTCGGCTTCTCAAGAATGGCAAGAGCCTCCTGGGCCTTCTTCTGCTTCTCGCGCTCGGCCTTCTTGCGGGCCAGATCCTCTGCTAGTGGGCGCGGAGGCATCAGCAATCCCACTTCCGCAGGGCTTTGTTGATCCTGCTGTTCGGGTCACGTCGAGTCTTCTCCGACGCCAACTTGCGCTTCGCACCCTCCATGCGGGCACAGAACGACTTACGTCGAGCAGCAGCCTTCGGCGACTTCTTCGCCTGGCTGGCCGACACCGGAGGCTTTAGTCTGCCGCCCGTGGCACGGTTGTAGGAGGCGCGGCCCTTCGCATTGAGGCCGCCTTCAGGGTTTTGCCCCGCCTTCCGCTGCCACGCTGGGGAAGCCACCAATTAGCCTTTGGCCTTTTTTGCAACTGCTGCATTGTCAACGAGATTTGGGTACGGACGCCCCGCGGCCTTTGCCCGCTTTTTGGCCGCCAGCTTTTGTGCGGGCGTGAGACGCTGCGATTTCGACTTCGGATTCTTCGTTTCCCAAAATGGTTTCTTCACCGGACACTCTTTCGTTGAGGGCAATAATGGTCAAGCGTAACCCAGCCTGCGGCCCAAGGATAGGCCTCTTGAACGTAATTGACGGGACAATGTCAGGCGTGTCGTCCTCCAGCACGCGTGCGTCGATTAAGCCGTCAATGGCCGCCTTGGCCGACGGGAAGCACGCGGCCGTATCCTGCCACCGGCGGTTCTCCAAGACCGGCTGGACGACGATCTCAGCAGCCGTAAGGTTGGGCATTCCGGCCTCAATAGCCGCCCACGCAAACCCTTCGCGCCACCATTTGGTGTCCTCGACCCGCTTACGGAAGTGCTGGTTGCGTTCCTGGTTCAGGCTGATCGGGCGTCGGCCCATCAGACAGAGCTCGATAGCGAACCTAGCCACCGCGCGACTCGGCGGTCTTCTTAGCCGTCTCGAAGGCCCGCAGGCGTTGCTGGGCGCGACGCTCGATGTCGCGCATCTTCTCGATGGACGTGGTCGGCACGCCGGGGAGGGTGATGAGGCGGGCCGCGGTCAGTAGTCGGCCGCCGAACTTGGGCACTGGGCGCGACGTCATCGGCCTAAAGCGGGCTTGGCCAGTGTCGTAACGCTCGAACGGGCCAGTCTGGATCGATGTCCCCGGCAATTGGCCCGAAGGCAGCAGATCGAGCACCTTCGTGCCAAGCGGGAACTGCTGTGTTGCGAAGCCCAGCAACTCTCCTGGCCGCGTGATAAGCGGCACGTACTTTTGTATGCCGGTCTTAGTCACGTCGCCGGTGCCGTACTGACGCGAAACGGGGCGTAGGCCTTTGGCAAGGTTCACGCCCGGAAACGCGCCGGACAAAATACGGGGCATTGGCGATGTGCCCGAAAACAGCCGCGACGGGTCACCCTGCAAGGCAAAACTGCCAAGCGGGCCTTCCACAACGTCGCCGAACGGGTTAAGGAAGTTCGTGCCAGCAAGCCCGCCTCCAGGGGTTGGCACGTACGACGAGTATATCTCAAGCGGGTCGGAGTCTGGATCGTAGGCGAGCGCACCCAAGTACATCTGCCACTTGATTGCCGCCGGATTGTCTTTGGCCAGCCTGATGAACAGTTTGTGGATGTGCTTGGTCCACGCGTAGAAAGTCAGGTGAGGCAGCACGACGCGACGCTCGAACGGCGTGAGGTCGAGCCAGTCGCCCATGACTTCGTTAGCCGTGTCGATAGCGTCTTCCCACGCTTCGCGGATCGGCCCCGGCCGTTCGTGCAGGCGCAGTTCGGCAATGTCGTCGATGGTGTAGTTCGTGCCCTGGGCCGCGTTTAACTTGTTCAGTTCGTCGCCGAGCTTGGCAAGAAAGTACGCGTGGCGGCCAACGCGGTTGATCGCTTCGTTGACGCGGTATGCGCGCTTGCGGAACGACGGGAAGACGTTGCCTATGTTGCCGCGGGTGACGCCCAAGCGGCCACCTTGCAACGTCGGGCGCGGGAGGTCTGGGGTGAAGCGGTTAAGCAGACGCTGCGGGATGGTCTGTAGCTCTGCGCCGGGGTCTTGGCCGCGCAGGATACGCGACTCCTCGATGCGCAGGCCCGTGTCTTGGATGCCCGAGGCGGCAAGGAGGTCAGCGGTCTTGCCAACGACGCGGTCTTGCGGGTCCTTGAAGATGTTGCGCACGATGTCGCGCTTGCGAGGTGCGTCAAGGCCGCCGCCGTAGTTCTCGACCAACATCTGGGCCATGTAGTTGGCCATCTTGCTCGGCGACACACCAGTCACTGCGGCCGCCCAAATAATGGTGACAAGGTCACCGATTTGCCATATAACCGACAACGGCAAAGTCAGGTTCTTAAACGCGCCAGTCAGGCGGCTTGTGCTGGTGAGATAGATTTCGACAGCCAAATTCGCCGGTGGCCGCGTTTTCTGCGCAATGCGCTCTTTTGCGTACGTCGGGATGTACTTGGTTGTCTCGTCAATGTCAATGTCCGCCACGGGGCTGAGCATGTCGCCTTGACGCGGCAGTGTTACGAAGCCTCGCTTGGCCATCTCCTCGTCAATAAGGCTGCCAAGTATTTCCCGACGCGACCGCTCAAACACTGCGTCACGGTTTTTTACACCAGGGGCGTATGCAGCCCATCCACCATCGATTTTACGCCATGCCCGCTCGTAGGCCTCTGTCTCGAACGCGGCGATGGTGTCCTCGCCAAGTAGTTCTTCTGGGCTCAGAGCCAATTGCGAATTGAGCAGGGTGCGGTACGCCTCGTTCAACTCCATCTGTCGACGCTCGGCGATGAGCACGTTGCTTAGTTCAAGAATGTCGAAGATTTCTTCGACCTCACCGGTGCGACGACGTTCTGAACGCAGGCCACGTTCGCCCGTCAGACCCTGCTCGATAGTGCGGCGGCCACCGGCCGAACGGCCAGGGCGGCGACCAGCGGGCACATACTGCGAACCGATAAAGGTGTCGCCCACTTCCCGCGGAACACTCAGCGCGATGCGGCCAGGGAGTGCGGGCGGCAAAGACTGGCGCATACGCAGCAACGCTTCGTTTGCCGCCTTTTCAACAACCTTCACTTCGCGGCTGCGCTGTTCAACCGGAACGCCACGGGAGGCTTCTTCGGCGTTGACTTCACGGATCTGGTCGTCAACGACACGACGGGTGAACTCGGTCGGCCGCAGCATTGCGGGCAAGTCTTCGCCAGGCAGAACAGGCGCGCCCGTCTCGGTGAGGGCTTGGCCGACCATCGGCGCGCCACGGGTCTGGCCTGCCAGCAGGCGCATTTCAGGCTGTGTGTAGATCTCTGGGGCGAGGCGGGCTTCGGTGCGGATCGCCGCGCTGGTAATCGGTGCGAGCTTGGCGCGCTGCGCGGCCTCGTTGACGCGCAACTTGTCAATGCGCGCACTGTTCTTCTCGATCTGTGTACGCAGATTCTGGAGACGCTGCTGGGCCGAGCCGACAGCAGACTCAGCGCGCTCAAGACGCTGTTCGGCGGCGAGCAGTTCGACGGGCACCTCGATGCCAGGGCCAGCACCCAGTTCGCGGCCAGGGCGGTAGGTGAAACGTTGGCCCGTGTCGAGGCCGTCAGCCTCAATCTGCTTCTGGACGTAATCGCGGGCGGCCTTGAAGTTCGGGAACACTTGGGTTGCGCCCTCGATGATCTCCCCGTCGCTGCCGTAACGCTTCAAGGCCCAGGTTGTGCGCTTCTTCTTGGCCCCAGGCGGGGTGATGTCGACCTTGAGTGCGGCGTACCGGCGCGAGCCCGTGTTGATCGTGAAGGTTCCGTCGCTCTGCTTCTGCCAGTCGGCCTCAGTCGCCGCCGACGTCGAGATGACTTCCGGCGGCGGGGGTGCAGCCAGACGGGCATCAAGGCTTGTGCGCAACTCGGCGACAAGGGCTGCTCGCGGCGTGCCTTGAAGGTCTGCGATAGCGGCGAGGTTGGTGCCGAACACAACATTCTGTTCCCGGACTTGAGTCACAGCCCGCTCGACCATTTCCTCGGCCATTGTGATACTGCGCTTCAGTTGTGTTGCGCGCGCGCCAGCAGGTGCAGCCCCTTGCGCAATGGCCTTTGCGTAATCGTTTACCGCTTCTTCTAGTTTGTTGTATGCCTCGGTAACGGCCTCGACTGCGTTGCGTCGTTCGTCTAGTGCAATTTGTGCCGCACCTTCGTAGTACGCAACCCCTAGTGGGTCTTGTGGGTCGACAGGCTTGGCACGCTCAATGGCAGCGAATGTTGAGTCATTAGCACCGTCAACAGCCTCTGCCACCGCCTCGTCGCGCACCGCATTGCGTTGCTTGCGCACGTCGTCGGCCGCAAGTCGAGCCGCGGCAACTTCTTCTTCAGCGAGACGCAATGCTTCTGCGTCAGCCCCTGTCTTCTTCAGGTCGCGCCTGGCTTGTGTTGCTTGGCGCAGGCGACGGTCGGCGGCCACCTGCTGTTCAGCAAGCTTCGTTGTGCGGCTCGACGCCCGACGAATAGCGTCGCGGGTCGAAGTGATCGCAATGGGTTCGGCTGGCGGGGCCAGGCGCGCTTCAGCATCTGCGGCAGCACGCGCAGCCTGTGCTTCGGCTGCGGCCGCGTCGTACTCAACAATAGCGGCCTTGACGTCACCATCTTCGCCACGGGCCACGTTGATATCGGCGGCGGCCTCGGCAGCGCGACCTTCTGCGGCAAGGGCTGTGGCTTCCAGCTGCGACAAGCGCAGGCCGGTGGGCTGCTCGCCGAACACCTCTCCTTGAGTTACAGGAGGGGTCAGTCGCCCAGCTGGGGCCGCGTTCTCGACGGCATACAACTGGCCCTCGGCCGCACGCATTGCCTGGTCGGCGACGCGCAACGCTTCCTGTGTGTTGTTCCACTCGGCGGTTGCCGCGTCGAGGTCATCGGGTGTGATGCCGGGGGTCTTGGGCTTCTTGAGGCGTGGCCGTGTTGCATTGGCTAACTGAATTGCATCGAGTTCTGCGGCGGCTGCGCCTATTGAACCGAACTGACCTTCACGCAGCTTTTGATAGATCGCATCGGGAGTAATGGGCGCGTACTCGCCGCGTATCGGCATGACAAGTGCGACGATCTTGCCGTTGCGAACGACAATGACGGGCTGCTTCGGGTCGCTAAAATGCAGCGTGTCCCCAGCTTCGTAGACCTTGTTGAGATTGTCAACATCTATGGCAATCGTTGCGCCGTCGGCGTTTTGCAGGATGACAACAGGCCCGCTGGTCGGCAGGTCGACACCGACCACCGTTGCGGGCGGCAAGCCAGCATCTGGCCGTGCTCGATCAACCAGTTGCTGAATATTGGGCGCGTCTGCGCCAGCACCCGACATTTGTGCGCGCTGCATATCTGCCGCCGAACGGCCCATTGCCTTGGTTCGATACCGACCTGGCTGATTGCCAAGCTCCGCGAGCTTTTGACCGAACTTGCTAGTGGGCTCAACAATGACCGCTACGTAACCGTCGGTGTACCAAAGGTCGCCATCTACGGCATTGACCATTGCGCCGCGATTTTGGTCGCCAAGGCCGCCTGTTTTGGATGAGAACACGACCTTGTCAACCGCTTTGGCACTCGACCCGGGTTTTGGTTCAACAAATGTCGTGTCGTACGCTTTTTCAACAGCCTTGACAATTTTGGTCGGGATGGCTCCTTGATCTGCCAACCTGTTGAGAACTTCGAGCACCTGCTCAGGGGTTGGCGGGGCGGCTTCCCCCATCGCCTTGCGTTCCTGCTCGGCTATACTGGCTTGCGCTTCGGCCTCCTGTGCGCGGTACCGCGTCTCAAGGTCGACAATCTTGGCGCGGGCTTCAAGTTCGGCAATGCGGGCGGCTTCGCGGGCGGTGCGGGCAGCAGCGACATCGGCGCGGGCCGACTCCAATGCGGCCGTGCCATTGTCGGACGTCAGGAAGGCTTCGGGGTCGCCAGGGATCGAGTCAGCGTCAGCGGTAGCGGCGGCGACAATGGCGTCAGCGTCTTCGCCCATGTCTTCTAGCGAGTTGGCTGCGTCGGCCTGAGCCTTCTCCATCTCGTCCATCTCCGACGTTGTTGCGTCGACCTCGGCTTCAAGTTCTTCGATGGCGGCCTCAACAGCGGCGACGCCCTCGTCGGCCTCGACCACCATCTGCTCGACCTGCTCAACGGTGTGGACCTTCCCGTCAATGACTGTGGTCTGCGCCTGCTCTGCGCGCATACGGGCCAGTTCGGCAGCGGCCGCGTCACGCTTTGCGATCAGTCGAGCAATCAGGCCAGGGTTAAACGTCGCGTCGGCAGGGTACGTGCCGTCTTCGTCCGGTAGCACGCGGTTGCCGTCGGTATCGGTGTAGTAACCCTCCAGCGACTCGATACGCAAGGTGGCCTTGATGACCTTGAACTCGAGGTTGCGGATCGACAGTTCGATCTGCACGATCTTCTCGCCGATTTGGCGCGCACGGCCGCGCAGACGTTCAAGCTGCTTAATGCTGTTGCGCAGGTAACGCTCGGGCATACGGCTAAACGCGCCAGGGGCGTTGATGCTGTCGTAGAAGGCCTCGGGCGGGATCCCGACTGCGGCACCTTCGTCCATCGGCGTCGGGCGGCCGCCGGGGTAGCCAGGGCCAGGGGGTGTTCCGCCAGCGGTTGCCGCGGCCTGTGCGCGCAAGGCTTCGCGGATGCGACCGTAGAAGGCAATGTTGTTGCGCTCTTTGGGTGGGTAGATAGACGGGTCGAGCGCAACACGGACAGGAGAACGCTCTAGGTATGTCTGCAACAAGTTCAGTGCGTCTTGCGCGTTCGGGGTTTGGAAGTCACCGGCAAGCAATTCGTCAAAGTAACCCTGCGCCACCAGTTGGTCGATCTCGTCGGCGAGGATCAGGGCGTCTGTCGCGCCTGTTTCGCGCAGGCGTGCAGCAAACCGTCGCGGCTCAGGCAGCGGAATGTCGTACATCCGGGCTAATGGGTTCTGTCGGCCATAACCTTCCCGTGCTAGTTGCGAATTGGCCTCAAGTTCGCGGCTGAGTCGTTCCGCCGCGTTGGCCAGACGCTGGCCGGTGACATCGTCGACGTTCATGTTGAGGAAGTCGACCGCGAGTTGCGCACCTTCTGGCGTGAGGCTGGACATCGGTGCGTAGTCATAGCGGCCGAGCAGTGCTACTTCGCCGGGGGTCTTGCCCAAGCGCGCTGCAACCTCGTTGATGAGACGGGCGCGACCGTTGAGCGTGGCGATGACTGCCTGCTGTTCGACCGCGCTAAGTGGGCCATACGCCTCGCCGGTTGCAGGGTTGATGTCGTCGCGGTACAACGGCTCGTTGGCGATCTTCGGCAACGTGCGGGACAGTGCGTCGACGACCGAGTTGGTGCGGCGCATTGCGCGGTTCGTGAAGCGGTTTTGCGCTTTGCGGGTAATCGTGCGAGCGACGCCGCTGACAAACACTTCTTTGCCAAAGAAGTCATCAAGCTTGTCAGCCGTGGTGCGCAGCGTCTGGACCTTAGGATTTTGAGGGTTTTGCGCCTCAGTCGTTGCAGCTTTTGCTCGCAAGTTATTGGCGTGAGAGCGACCCATGCGGCCACTGAGGTTGACACCTTTGCCAATGCCGTATGCAGGCAACGTGATTGGTGCATCGGAAATAATATCGGCTGCACGGGCGGCACGAAATGCTTGTCGCGCGCCTGCCTCGGCAGCGGCCTTGACTGTTGCACTCTTAGCACCGGCTGCTGCTCCCTTAAGGGCCAGACCACTTCCGCCAGCGACGATAGCAACGTTGCCAATAACTTCAAGCACGTAGGGTAGTGGCGACTCCCCAGCCTTCAGGGCCTGCGAAGCGAGTTTGATGGTGTCGGGAGTATTGATAATGCTCCTACCGAGCTCGACCGCGGTCTTACTGACACCGATAAACGGCAAAAGCCTATTTGCTGCGCGTTCGATAACCGACGAGTCTTTGTCGATCTCCATTGGGCCTTCCATCAGCCCTGCGGCCAAGCCAAGCATTGCGCCTGGAGCAGCCACGGCTAGTTCACCCATCACGGATGGAGTCTTTTTGACCGCGCTGGTTACGTCCGACCAAGTCAGTTCTTCGTCGGCTTTGTTTTTCTTTTCAGCAGAAACAACGACAGGCGACAATGGGGCCAGCATCGGCTGCGTCCCAGGCGGCGGTGGCTTAGGGCGGTTCAGTGCAAGCGGCTTTGGCCGACCGCTGGGGGTCGGCGGACGCAGCGTGCCTCCACGCGGGCCGGACGTTGTTACCGGCGGCTCATACTTTGCCATTAGGGGCCAAGTATGTCAGATGCCTGCTGGTATTGGTAGAGCCCGCGGCCGGTCTTGCCTGCGGCGCGAACCAAGTTGTCGACGTAGGTCGCTAGTAATCGGCCAAGCATTCGCGTGTCCTCGTCTTCACTGAAGATCAACTGGTTTGCCGTTGCGAATGCACGAGCCTCGTCGTCGTTGGCAATTTGTGCGGCCGCTTGGTCGGCAAGTTCTGCAAAGTTTGCGGTCGCGCCGTCTTCGCTAATCTGCACTCGTTGTTGCGTGAGCGCGTAGCCCTGCTCTGGCGTGACCTGCGCGGCACGGAACAAGCGCGCCGCGTCCATGCCAAGTTGGTCGGAAACAAACTGGTTGTAGTACAGATCGCGGGCCTCTTGGCTGTATTCCATTGCGTCGTACAGCGCGTACGGGTTTTGGGACTTGACAGCGTCGGCGATGGACTGACGGAAGGCCTGGTCTTCGCGGTCGGCCTGAGACTGTTCGCGCGCAAGGCGTGACACGTAGTCTTGGTAACCCAGACCCTGGCCTGTCTCGTAGTAGTACTGGTCGCGGAGATCCTGCGCAACCTCGATGTCAAAGTCGGTGCCGAACGTGCCTGCCGCGAGCGCAGGGTTCATACCGTACTTGCGGGTCGCCAAGGCGCGGGCGTATTGGCTGGCCGGGATGTTCTCAACATCTTCTGCGGTTTGGCGGCTCTGCGCCAGTTCACCGTAGAACGGGGCAAACTCGCTGGAAAGTTGCTGGGCTTCCGACAACCCCTTGTACAAGGTGCCGAGGCGCGCAGCCTCCTCCTTCTGCATGGCCTGCGGCGACATCGGGCCCATCTGCGGCTCGTAAGCCTTGGGTGCGCGCATCTGCCACTCTTGACCCTGTGCTTGGCGGGCTTGGCCTGCACGAGCCGTTGCCAGAGCCTTCAGGTCGGAGGCCCAGCGGTTGGCCTCCTCGTTGGCCATCAAGGCCTCGCCGATAATCGCACGCTCAAGCTCGGTCGAGGTGTTAAACCCGGAGTAGCGGCCCTTACTAGAAAGGCCCTGGTTACTCAACCCTGGCGTGATGAGGCCAGTGGTTGTGAGAAAGTCCTCGAAGCCCTTGCGCGGTGACACCTTGCCTGCCATTGCCATACCCATCGGGCTCGCGGTGGCCGGTGTTGGCGCAGGCGCAGGAACGCCGGTGGCGGCCTCGACGAGCTTGTCTTTCGTACGAGCAATCATTGCGGGATCATTCTCCCAGGTGTCTGGATCTTTCTTGCCACCGGCTGCTTGCCTCGGCTTTGGGCGAGTAATGCCCGTGACAACTTCTGGTACAAGGCTTGCGTGCGAGCCTTGCCGACATTGGGAACGCCGGGCAGGTACTCGGCAATCGGTGGCAGGCCAGCAATCGGGCTGTACTCAGGGTCGGTCATCATGCCAGTGCCTGTGCCGGTGCCAGTGCTGGATGTCGCCTTCTTCTTCTCGGCAGTGTCGTAGGCGCGGCGGGCGTTGACATACGCCGGCAACTTGTTAGCCAGAGCGTCGT